AAACAAAAATCATACTCTCTTTCCGAAATAAGCTTAATAGGAATTTTGTCATCTCTGTCTACAAAATTACCCAACGGAAGAGGGAAAACTTTAGGATGACTTATAGGATATCCCCAATGGTCTAGCGTTGCATAATTATGGAATATGTAATGGACCCTGCTATCTTCTATGTCTTTTGGTGGGCTGTGTATTTCCCTAGACAAAGACATCACTATATTTTTTCTTGTGTCTGCAAATATCTCTAGCGGTTGCATATCATATTTTACAATCACCCTGTATTCATCACTCAACGAACCTGCTAAAAACTCAGAGGTTTCTAACAGGAACTTGCTGCCTTTATCAAAGTCGCCTTTTAAATCAATTAATTCTGCCATTATCCGGGTGCCTCGTAGTATCCTATGTTGAAACCTTCTTTAGTACACTCTTTTACCGTTTGTTCATAGCCAATTGTATGAATTTTATTTTCTACATACTGGCACATTGTGGTGTTTGTACCCGGCCAATTGTTTTTATAAAAGTGACAAAGTTTTTGACATCTAAAATCTAGCCTCTTTTCGCTTATTGGTTTAGGTTTAATGTTTTTCTTGATTTCTTCATACCTAACGCGAAGCATCTCTAGAAAACTTCTTTGATCAGAATCGTCAAAGCACATACTAAACGGTCCACCATCCCTAGTGAAAAATATGGACATGATAGATTGATCGTATTGTGGATAAAGTTTTGATATTGCATAGTTATAAAGTAATAGTTGAGGATCTTTAGTTAATTTATTATAGTCTTTGACCTCTCCTGTTGCCCAATTTTTTCTTTGTCCCGTCTTCCAGTCAATAACCTCGATAATGTTTTCAGAAACACTTGTAACTAGGTCGATTGTTCCTTTGATAGCTAAATTACCTTTAATCGTTTCACCGTTTGGCATTTCGTATTCATACTTTGCCCACTCTTCTTCAATAGGTATATCGAACGTAGGTTCTGTATCTACTATGGTCCTTTTTCTTGGGTCGAACTGACCATCGTTAAAGGTCAACGCCGTTTCCACTTGCTTCTCACAAAACTTAAAATCGGCAGGATAATACTTGTGGCTATCTTGCGAAGTGTAGTGTTCGTAACTATCTTTCATTAGTTGCGCTACAAACTTTTTTGTTCCTAGTTTTCTAGGAGTAAACTCTACTTCCCCAATAGCGTCGTCTACTATCTTTAAATTTTTAGATTCTGGATTTTCTTGTAATTCTTTTTTACATGCCGCAAGACATTCCATCACTTTATGACACGCTGTTCCCTGCTGCGCTTTCTTGCCCGATTCCGACCTATATCCTAAAACATAAGTCATAAAGTATTGCATTTGGCAAAACTCATAGTTTCCATAGCTGGAGGATCTGATATATGTAGCTATCATTTTATTTCCTTATCTGGTGTAGTGGTGTCTTTTTTGTTTTAGACATATCGTCTCCAAGCCAGCCGCTGCTGTCCAGATTAGATATCAATTCTTTGCTCACTTCATCAATAGTCATTGTTGAATTGTCTATAATTAGGTCACACGTATCAATTACAGGATCTAGATTTTCGCTAGAATGACTATCTTCTTTAACCTTCCTAGTAAGACCAACACACATACTAAGATCCCCCCAATGCTCTTTGATGTTTAAAAGTTCGTCTGTAAATCTCATGTCGTCAATTACTGCTAGAAGAGGTTTTTCTTGATCAATTTTTTTGATAGTTCTGTTAATCCATATAGGTTCCCAGATTTTACGCATAACATCTGTGCCAAAGAACTGCATAAACTCGCGAGCGGTCATTGGACCCTCTCTCCAGTCCCAGCTTTTTCTTGCGTCAATTGGCATTTTTACCATAAGGTTCATATTTTGAAACCTTGGCATATTCTCCCATCTAAGGTGTTCTTGCAGTTGATTCTTCTGCTCTTCTGTGCCGTACACGCACTCATGAGGAATATCCAATAGGTCTACACACATGTTTTTGAGTTCGCCCGCAAAGCTATACCTTTTTACAAAAGGAAACATGACACCTTCTGCCCAATGCAAGAATTCTCCATCTCTTCTTGAGATGTCTAATTTAAGAAAGCTGTCTTCTTCTTTGCCGTCTTCTCCCATGCCAGCATTTACAAAAAGATCTCCTTCGTTTGTTATTACAAAGTCTTTTATAATATCAAAACATCTCATTTGATATCCATGAAGAAAGTTACAAAGCGTCGATTTGCCTGATTGTTTTCTTCCAGCGATAGCTAAAACTCTAGTCATATTCTTATTGTCTCCAAGTCGCTTAATTGTGGATCTAATTCTAAACGTAATTCTTCAACAGACATGTCTCCCACGTCTTTTGCTGATATTGTTGGTCTATAGTAATTGAATCTTCTTCCTGATTTTTGAACTATCTGCTTTGCGGCTTTTTTGCCTGCATCATCATAATCTGTAAGTATTACAAGATTCATAACTCCGACCTCTTCTAGTAAAACTAATTGGTCATCGCTTAAAGCAGATCCAAAAATACTTACCGAGTTTCTGTATCCAGATTCGTACATCCTCCATACATCGCCCTGCCCTTCTAATATAAACAAAGTTGGGTATTTAAACCCATCTTCCATGAAATCTTTTGCAATATTTATTCCATATAGTGAATTTTTTTTAAAGCCTTTACTATGTAGCCATTTTTGCTTAGAGTTATTTGTCGTATCTCTACCGACACAGCCTAAATAGCTGTAGTTTATGTCGTAGATAGGAACCACTGCCCTTCTATACATAGGTTTTCCGGCCTCAGAACAGTCTCCAACATCGAAAGTAGTTAGAGTTTCTTCTTTGTATCCTCTGTCTATATAATAAGAAGAAGGAATGTCTAACTTTTTCTGTATGCTCTCTCTAGAAAACTTTTGCTCTGGGCTAGTATATTTCTTTTGAAAAAGGTCTAACAGCTTAGACTTTTTATTATTGTTTACGTGCCTAGTCTCATCAATTTCTATCTTAGACCTACCTAAGAATTCTAAACAAAAATTAAAAGCCTCATTAAGAGAAACGCTTCTTCCTTGTTGGTAAGACAGCGAACCTCTTACAAATCCAAATATGTTCTCTTTCCATTCTTCTTCACAGTGACAGGTCCAACATTTCCAGTTTCCTTTAACTGTATCTCCATCTGTAAAAACCGTACATCCTTCTGGACTGTCTCCACCATGCACCGGACAGGGAAAAGAAAATCTGTTTGGATATTCTACGTAATCTACACCAAATTTGTCTAGCAGTTCGTCTACGCGCTCTGAGAGCATATCGCAAACTTTAGCTATTTCAGGCTGGGATAACGTCTTGCTCTTCGTCTGTTTCAAAACCTTCTTCTCTTGATCTTGCATTATTATGTATCTCGTCCCTGCTTAAACCTTCTTCAATTTTACCAATAGAACCAAACATTTTTACACTAACGTAGTTCCCATCTTGCATACCTTCGCCATGTCTAGTTTCTACTGTTACAATTTTTCTGTCTCCGTTTCTTATGTTGTCTTCCGCCATCTCTTCGTCAGACTTACGTTTAAAGATTGAAAAACTAGTACAGAGCCAAACAAGCCTATCTGAACCAGATATAACATCCGTTGTTTCTTTTGTAATACCATCCCTGTTAAGCTGCACGAAAGCTAGACATGGAACGTCATACTTAACCATAAAGTTGTGAAGCTTGGTAATTTGAAATCCTAAGACTTGAAATTCTGCAACGTTACTAGAAATGGCGCTAGAGTCCATAAGTTTCAAGTAATCATAAATTACAGCACAGTCATTTGTTTCCCCGTTCTCGTCAAATCCAACGTGTTGATAAATCCATTTTCTCATAATGCCAAGTATGTTTTCAAATGGTTGACCAGAGATGTTTATATAGTGATATGGTATAGTCTTTAATTCTTCTGCCGCCTTAGCGACTTTTTCTTTTTCAATCTCATTCTCTGTAAATTTTCCCGTTGATATTCTTTTAGTTTCCACGCCACTCAAACATGCAAGCATCCTATTCCAGTGGTCTTTCTTTGACATCTCTGTGTCCAACACAAGAACCGGAATATTTTTCTTCGCTATGTTTATAGCAACAGCGTCACCAAACATAGACTTGCCTACTTTAGGACGGGCGGCGATAAGATCTACACACTTTCTTCTAAGACCTCCGCCAATAGCTTGATCGTATCTATCAAAGCCGGTAGGAATACCTACAAAGTCAGAAACGTTTTCTGAAAGATATTCTAGATATTCATCAATCTCGTCTCCGATAAGTTCTGTTTTGTTTCCAGAAGATTGATATACATCAGCCGTAGCGTCTAGGATAGGACTCTCCACTTTGGAGATAAGATCTATAATATCTTCTTCACCAGTAATATTATCTAAATCTTTTGAACACAAAGATATTGTCTTCTTGAAGTCTCTAGCTAACTTTAGCTTGGCAAGCTTTGCAGCATGGGCCTGAGAATTGTCTTTGTGTACTGGAAAATTAAACAGAGACCTAACAAAAGAAATCTCTTCTTTTGTATTTATGACCTCTTCCATACCTAAAGTATTTGCTGCGGATAGTATAGCGGAAAGCTCTACTTTTAAATTTTCAGAAACGACTTTATAGATACAGCTAAAAATTAACTGATTCATCTCATCTGTAAAATGGCTTTCTTCTATAAAATCCATCTCAAGATAAGAATCTAATCCGAACTGACAAAGAGAAGCCAAGACAGCCCTTTCAGAGGCCAAATCCTGTAGGTTGTTTTTCATCTACCTGCTCCGCCGCTTGCGCATCTTACACAAGTGTAAAACTCTCTTACGAATTGTGGATGTACCATTTCTGACTTTTTACAATAATTACAAACTTGTTCAACCTTTTCAAATTTAGGTCTAGACCTAGCCGTAGGAACAATTTCTGGCGTTTTGTTTGCTTCATTCTTATGTTCTGTTCCATCGTCTACAAAAAGATTCTCTCTTTTCTTAACCTCGACTTGGATAGATTTTTGTTGAGGTTTTTCTCTTTTCATTGTGAAATCGTCTGAAACTCTTGCATCTTGCGAACCCGTTTGTTTTAGCCGACACGGAGCAGGCGGCTCTTGCGGTTTACTATCAGTAATGTCTGAACTTTTAAGCTTTTTTATAAGTTGAGCCTTTTGTTCTTCTGTCATCATATTCAATAGTGTTTCTACAATTTCTTGACTCATTGTTTTCTCCTAGCCATATTCGTTAATATTTCTGCCATCTTGATAATTCTGCTGTTTTTACCTTCTAGCGTCCTAACTCTAGCCTCTGCGTGATTTTTAACTTTCAATATTTCAGAAGCTAGGGGGTTTTCTTTGACTGCTGCAAAATACTTTTGCTGCCATTTTGTCCAACCGTCTCCGTATTGATTCATCGTGCTACCTATTATAAACCATATAGAGGAATCTGCCCACTCTAAAGCATTTTTTTCTTTAGCTAATTGTGTCTCTATATACTCTGCATAGGCATATAGCCTAAAGCTGTATATGTTACACTCTTCGGAAGTCAAAGACCTCATATCGTCGTAATTAGCATTGATAATATTGGAAACTTCTTCTGGAGGCTCGACTTCTACTAAATACTTAGAACGCTTCCAGTCTTCAATAGACTGTAAAAACTCATTCAATTTTTCTTCGCCACTCATCTATATCCTCGTTGTAGTTAAATTCTATAAATCTTATCTCGTTGACTTCACACCATTCGGACTTTTTCCTGTCTCTGGCCTGCGCCCTAAAAAACGAAAGCTTGTCTTTAAAATGAAACTTGTTAAATTTAAAGTGTTGCTGTCCATGAACTTCTACTATTAGGTTTCGGTTGGGTACAAAAAGGTCTGCTCTAAGCATAGAGTTTTTTGTAGTTCTAGTACCCGGTAAAGAAACTTCTTCTAGAACCCTGTCATGAGGAAATAGCTCATCTAACAACTGCTTTGCTCTTGTATGCAGTTTAGATCTTTTGCCTCCCCCAGACTTAGGGTTCCATTTATGCTCTTTTCCGTCTAGCCCAAAAACTATCAAGACAAAGATTCCAATATCATGCTTTTGAGAATAGTTACCAGTTGTGGATGGTTAGAGATAAAGTTGTACAATTTTGACTGACCCTGAAACTTAAACGCTTTTATTATAGCTTCGTCATCGTTTAGGTCAACGTCTGGATTTATTTTTTTAACTATGTCTTTGTTCATCAATAAAAACGGACAAGAAATCCAAGCGCCAGCCTTGTCGATAAAGCCTAAGTCTAGGGCTAGTTCTATGATCTCTTGAGTTTTATCAATACCTCTACCATACCTGATATAGCTTTGAACGTTTCCTCCCGGTGGTCCCATAGATGAGCATATGATACCCCAGTTAATTTGTTGACCTATCCTCTTTCCGTTTTCGTCGTCCCAATATTTTATAGCTGGGCAGTCTTTTCCACCGTTTCTTATCTCCATTCTTGTATCGGCCTGATACTGAATCTTGTTTCCCCCATCTGCCATTTTTGCCTTACCAAAGCCAGAGGTATTGGCGATGTAGTGAGTAATCGCGATCATCAGACCTCGCTGCCTAGGAAGCAGTTGTCCCATCTTCTTTGTAAAAATACTAAGTATTTTAGGAAGTCCAGCACGACCGGGACTAAAATCGTTGTCTAGTTCTTTTTCTGGAATAAGAGAAGAGATGGAATCAATGATAAGAACTGCACCATGATTGTCTGGATGGCTCATCATTAGATACCCCCACTCCAAAAACTTTTCCGCTGGGATTGGCTTATCCTCTGGAGCCATGATAGACATCTTTTCAGGATCTAGACCATCCACCTGAAAATTCATATCCTTAAATCTTCCTTCTGCATCAATGTAAATTACATTCCTGCCCATTTCTTGGCAGTTGCAGGCTATTTGCATTGCGGTAGTTGTTTTACCAGATTTTGGATCTCCAGTCAACGTTACCCAGCTACCCTCTTTGATACCACCGCCTAGCGCAATATCAATAGCAGGGCTAACGGGTATAACTTCGTATCCACTTTTTTCTTTTAATACCTCGGTTCCGGTCTTAATAATCTTTCCGTACCCCTTGGCGTCTTTTTTTAGATACTCAGGAATACTATCTTTTTTTATCGTCTTTGCCATCTATGTTCCTTAGTTTTGAAAATAGAGAATTCTTCTTAGCCTTTGTCTTTTTAGGCTTGAATACTAGCTCTTTTTTAGGTTCTTCTTGCTTCGCTTTTGGTTTAACGCTTTGAGACTTTAACATTTCAAAACATTTTGCCACGCCCTCGTCTACAAAATTCAAGGCCAAAACAAACTTCTTAGACTTATGTAAAAATCCTAGCGAATAGATATTTTTTCCGCTAGGACTATTCAAGTATCTGACCAAGGCTTTTTCATTATACTTTTTAATGAGTATATTTGCAACTCTTATGTTGGTTTGATACTGTTCTTTTTGAGATTTATTCCAAAACTTAAATTCTAAACTACCCTTATTCTCTCTTTCGCGCTTTCTTAAACATACAAGCTCCGCACAATACTGCGCGGCGTTACAGGGTTGCCCCGTTGATAAGCTCTTGTACTTTTGGGTTTTTGAGTTTTTCTGATCCATTTTTGAAAATCATATATTCTAAGTTTTGTTTAGTCACAGCCCTAGTTTGATTAAATTCTTCAAATTCGTTTAACGGCCATGTGTATTTTTTTACATCAATCCAAGAACAACAATCTCTTAACAAGCACACCGTTAAAGTCTGAAAAGACTCAGAGTGGTTGCCTGTCATAGACTGCTCTTTTGCTATGCCTCTCATAACAGAAACACCATCAAGACCGTTTTCGTCTTCAAAAAACAATAGCTTAGGAGTTCCAAACATATGTAGCTCCACTTTTGTTATTGAAACATCTTTATCTTTACAGTGTTCTGAAAGTCTTATCCAAGGGTTATCTGTGTCGGGCCTATCATAATCGCCGTAAACATCAGTACCGTCCGATAATTTTATTTTCCAACTGATCATCATTTCCGATCTAGTTAGACTTTTCATATACTGGTCTCTATGGGTACAAATCATATCAATCCTTTTTTATTGTGTGAATCATTCCCCTTTGTCTTTCTGGGGGAGTCCTGTTAAAGTTTCTGGACTCATCACTCTTTGCAGAGGCTGCTTCTGTCATTACGGTAACTCCCTGCTTTTTGTTCCTTGCAAACAGGCTAGAAGTACTACCTACTTTTTCCGAAGTTTTAACAGTCGGAGTCCTTTCTTCTGTCTTTTTTTGAAAGTCTAGAGTAGAAACAAATTTATCAACTACATGAATTGATCTATCCATATCTTTTGCCATAGATTTAGGCGTATCTTCTAAATAGTTTGCAACGATGTAAGCTTTTTCTTTTTTAGAAAGTGGACCCTTTT